TGATGTATCCCATGTAGCATCTGCATTAAATTCTATCTTAGCTCCAGTATAAGGCGGTGAGCCACCTGAATCACTACCTTGTGCTAGTATAACTCCAATATTATCGTCATCTGCTATAGATGTGTCTGTTGACCATAACGAAAGAGTTGATGGGTCATTACTACCACTATTCTTAATAAATACATCACCAGAAGAATCAATCCTCATTCTTTCTATTGGAGCATCATTATTAGTCGATGTTCTTGTAGAGAAATAAATACCACCCGCAGTATTTCCAGTTGCAGATTCGACTACTCCACCTATTGCAGATATTGGCTGAGTGTTACTACCACCAAATCCTATAATTGATTTAGCATCAAGAACACCTTGGTTAGTAATCCTTAACCCAGTATTGGCAACATCATTTGAACCAATTTGAATTAATGCTGATGGACTCGCAGTTCCTATACCAAGTGAGCCACCAGTAAAATAAGATGAGCCATCTGTATTTATAAATACTTTAGTTACGTTCCCATCTGCAAACCATTTTTGTGTTGCATGACCGCCATTACCTTGTAAAAAACTTAATGTATTACCATCACTTGCTTGAACTTTAAATACATTGGCATCTGCACCTTTTACATTTAAACCCCATCCACCAGCAGAAGTATTTATACCAACACCTGAATTATCAGTATCCACAATAAAAACATCTCCACCATCGTCATTCTTGCGTACTAATAAGGCTTCTGTATTGGTTACATCAATTACTTGTGTACCTTGAACTACCTCATCAAAGCTAAGTGAACCACCTCCATCTACCTGGAGATCTCCATTAATTACAAGATCGCCAGTGATGGTTCCACCAGACGCTATCTGTGCGGATGTATTACTAATTAAATTTTTAAACGATGCCATAATATGCTCCTATGCTAAAACGATGCGGACTGTGGACGTTGCACCTTTGCCAAGTAGGTGTAAATAAACAGTGCTACCAATACCAAGAGGAACATTTAGCTCATAAATAGTATCTCCACCTGCTAAATACAGGCTATTGGATGCGCTTATCATGTCGCTAGCAGATGAACTAAAGCCATAATAAATATCGCTGCTAGGCTGTAATATGATGCTATGGACGGCACTTACGTCTAAATTATATTCTGTACCTGTGGCTACGCTTTGTGCGGATTGCACGGAATGTTTTGCAGAACTAGATATATTCAGGGATTCAACCACTGAATGCTTTGATAAATCAGCCATCTTGTTTCTCCTTTATGAATGCCTTACCGAGCGTGACTACTCTCATGGGCATTTCGGTTATTTATTCTACAATACCTTGCGCTCTCAAACTAGAGTCAGATATTGCCTTACTATGTATGATCGGACTTGCGATTAACTTACGCACCTTATCGCCTTTGCATTTAGGACACGTTATTTCATCATCCTTTGACCATACCATTTCCCATATATACTTGCATGGATGACAAAAGAAATCGTTGGTTCTCATTTCTTCTTCTTTAAAATAGATTTTTTCTTTGGTTTTTTGACTTCACCTTTTTCATTGCAAGGCTCACAACCATCTTTGATATATGCATCAATTTGTTCTTTACTAATCGAATCTTGTTTTCCAAATACTGATTCATCTTTTCTTTTAAAATACAACATAATTATTCCTTTTATACTGGGCAGGCCTAGAAGAAGACCTGCCCATTTAACTTTACGGATTATTGAAGTTCACAACTCCAAGTGAAGTGCTAGAAGCACCATGTGATAAGGATGCGCCAAATAAAATATCGGCAACAACGCTTGTCGCTAAGTGGTCAATATCGTAAGCTGATTGTACACGAGGTGCAATCTGCATAGCCATATAGACGGACTCTTTCTTAAAGACAGTCGCTGTTTCATCACCAGTACCACCATCATCATCCCAATCTGTACTAATGTAAGTGGGCATTCCATAAATCATGCCTACACCACCAGATACGTTAGGATTCTGAGCATCACCTCTACGAGATGAATCATAGAAATCCTGGAGACTTAGCAAGTACATGTATGAAGCAGGAGAAGCATATAAAAATGTTTCACCATCAGCATAATCGTGACCTGCATCAAGCATCTTCTGTAAACCTTCACGTAGCTTTGCAGATGTGACTTGATTGTCTGTTCCAAGAGTAATATCATTCCCAGTTGCAGATTGCAGAATGTCTACTGCGAGGTAGCTTTCTACTTTCTTTGCAAGCGCATAACCCATCGACTGAGCATATGCACCAAAGAGATTTGCCGATTCTTGTACACGTACAATATCGTCTATTCTCTTTGCTTCGTAATGATGTTGATCAACACTAATAGTGACTTCACCATCTGTGTTGTTTGTGTATGTTACCGCAGTTCCTGCGTCTTTTGCAGCAGCAGTTTCCTCTGTTACCTTTGGGATATGTAATGTATCTCCAGATGGTAATTCAGAAGAAAAATCCATCACCTGGTTACGCAGTTCAAACTTACGTTCTGCATAATCTAGTATAGCATCTCGCCATAATTCAGGGATGAATTTTGCCGCCGTGGTTAATGTTACGTTTCCGTTAGCCATTATTTCTTTCCTTTAGCTTTTGCGTTTATACGATTCCAATATATTACTCCAATTCATACGTCTATCTGAATCTTTAATCTTGCTCAATTGAACATTATTATCATTCATAGGCGCAGATGGAGCATTGGAAACCGCAACGCGTTGAGTTTTTAACTTATTTACAACAGCACGAAGCGCATTTAGTGGTAATGCACCAAATGTTTCATGCTCTTCTTCTGGTATCTCACTAAGAAGATCTGCGCGCAGATCAGCTTCCTGTTCTTGTGCAGCAGTCACAATAGGTTCGAGTTCAGCAAGCTTTGCAGCACGCTCCTCGGCAAGAGACTTCCATTGCTCCTGTTCCTCTAGTTGTGAAATACGTGTTTCCTCGACTTCTTTGCGAATTTTAGAAAGCTCTTGCTCGGCAATTTGTGCGCGACCACGATATTTCTTACTTTCCGCTATCAGATTCCCAACTTCGAGTGGTTGGTTCTGTTCTGTTTGTTGTTCTGGTACTACAGGATCAACTGTAGCTTCAGGCACTGGCTGTGCAACTATTGTTTGTTCTTCGGACATTCTGTCCTCCTATATGTTTACTTTAACGTGTGTCTTGCTCATACGTGATAGGTTCTTGCCAATAATATTGGCGAAGTCTTTGACGATGCCTTCTTCCACTTCATCGCCTAATTCTTGATTGTCTGCAATGGAACGCTTTTTCATCTTACCTTCACCTTCATTGTGATTGAAAAGTTTTGTTCCTTGCTTATTTTTTTTAATACCATATAAAAATTGTATTTCTTGATTCTTTTTTACTAAAGTGCGTTGCACTTGAAATGCTTTTAACATCTTGCCAGTATCTTTTAACGTAACAGGCTGTTTCTGCCCACCTTTCTTACGCTTTGCATAACTATCGGAATAGTCTTTGAATGGACTATTATCAAATCCTTTACCACTAGCAATCTGATTTTTATGATTGTCAACAGCATTCTTTGCCATCTCTTTGACATCCGCATTACGAAACTTTAACATGTCTGGTAGATTAAACATTGATAGGATTCCAGTAGTGTCTGCAACGCGCTCCGCCACCATGTTCAAAGCCATCTGACTTGACTGCGCGTATCTCTTCACGTGTAAATGGATCGTTTGCTAAAAATGTTCTGCATACAGGACGATTCTTTTCATCATCTGGTCCAACATACTCATATAATGTATCTTCTGGTAGGTCCATTGCCATAACGGATACTACGGATCTTCTATAATCACCAAGCATAGTACCAATTACGTTTTCTACACGTGGTACATTCGTTTTAATGGATGCTCGAATTGCGTTTTTGAGCTGGTCACCTTTCAATCCACTAGAAAGACCTGAAACCATTGCATTCTGCATTGTATTTGCTACGGAACGTGTCACGCCTTCAATGCCTTGTCTTTGTAGATTCTGGAGAGCCACGAGTTGTACTTCGGACGTAACCCCAAACATCGGCAAATCACTAAGAATAGTTTCCGTTGTAGCCATAAAGGTGTTAATCGAGGTAGAGAAACGTAACTCCTCAATAAAATAGGACGTAAAGTCAATCGCAGCGATAATACCCAGGATCTCTGCTGTTGATAAACCTTCTTCTTCCAATCCTTCAATATCTGATTGAAATCCATCCAGTGCGCTTTCAATATTGCTTTCATAACTATTAATCGCTTGGTCTATCGTTGCCATTGGATGCTAAAATGTTTAATAAACGATTTTGTGTTGGTTCTGGCTTATCTGCTTCTACTTGCTGTTCTTCAAAGCGAGCTAAGTCCTCTGGTGAGGCATCTGGGTTATGATATTGAAACCAATCCATAGGTGTTGCTAAATTACGTGAGAAACGCCAATCCCAAAGCATAATTTCTGCTTCAGGTGTTAATGCGTAGTTTGGTTCGAGGAAGTCAACACTATATTCTGTTCCTACGTTGCGATTTGCCTCTACCTGAATAATACGACTATCTACTTCAAATCTTTTGTGTTCCCAGGGTCTCCAAGTGTCCTCTGTCATTGCAGCACGCTCGTCCATGTTTTCCATCTCTACAATACTAAGACTTGCAGCACTTGGTGCGTTTCCTGAGTCATCACGTGCGTATTTTGCACGTATATGGTTGTTATTTAGTGTAGTCTCCACTAAAAATCGTGTCGAATCGATAATCTGATTGAGATTACCACCACTGGAAGTCACACCAAAGTTTGCCTGCTCTGGCAAATATAAAATTTTATCTGTTCCAATACTAATACGTGATGGATCATCCACACCACTAATGTATTTAATACCAAGGCAACCATATCTAATTGCTAGGTTTAATTCTAATAATGCAACATTTACCGCAAGATCCGTTTGCGCTACGTCCATTGCGTTGCCTACATGATAATCACGCATAGGCGGATACCTGTGGCAAAAGGTAACTGGCAAGATTCCATACGGATTAATATCCGATTCATTCATGCTAATAACCTTGCCTTCTTCATCTACTAAAAAGTGCCTTCCTGGAACACCATAACGCTCTTCAGTCCAAACAGCATGTACGGACTCTGATACTCGTGCGTTGCCTTGATTCTCGATTGGGTACATAACGCCAAATGGCTTATCTCTTGAATCACCAGCTAAAAACAATGGAGTGAAATGAGATAGAATCTCATATTCTACTTTCTGATCTATTTCATTCCACTTACTACGAAAGGCCATATTACCTAATAAAAATGTAAGTCGCTCCAACATCCTGCGTTGCGCATTTAAACTATGTTTATCAATGAAGTCCATATACTCATCGCTTGTACGCATACGTGGTGGACGTTTGTAGGTCATCGCACGTAAAGAACAAACACGCCTCGTTAAGTTATTCTGAGGCGTAACGGCTTGACGCAGTGTCTCTGCTCCAAAAAACTCACTCACATAATGATCAATATTAATGCCTTCATAGAAGTCCATTAAGTAATCACGTTCACGAGTACGCTCGTCTTCGATGTATTTTAACTGCTCTTGCAGTGCGCCTAGTAGTGCGCCTTCTGATTGATCGGATATTGTTAGCATAGTCTACCTTTAAAAGAAATCGATGACACCAGCGTGTC